CATAACTTTCAATTCAACTTCACCTGGTTTCTTAGGCAAAAAGTCTGACAAGTTATATAAGCCATTAGCTTTGATAGCTTCGTTTTCTGCATCGCTTAGTGGACGCTCACGACGTGCCCAACTTGAAGTTGAGTAGTCGGCATAACCGCCTTTTGATGTTTTCTTCATGCGATAGTCCAAACCATGTACATAGTCTGTTGGCAAATCTTCCAACTCTGGGTCAACAAGTGCCGCACGAATTGATTGGAAAATCTGTGGACCGATAATGAAACGACGGATTGGATTTTCTGGTTGCTCTTCAGCTTTTTCACCAAGTCCGTCTTCAACAACGAAACCTTGGAAAATATAGCTACGCTTCTTCCAGTATTTACGACCCATATCTTCTAATGCTGGGTCTTTGAACCAACCGCGAACTTCAGCCAAGATTGGACATGTGTCGCCATACATTTCTACGCATGGTACTTGTACTGTAACGGGTTTGCTTTCTGATTCACCTTTGATTCCAGCGAATGGCAATTTGATCATTGCACGTTCTACCCAGAAAAAAGTGTTGTCGGTGTTACCATCTGGTAAAAATCTAAGTGTAGATTCGCCACCTTCTTTAAGATTCCAGAACGGGTAAATTGATTTGTCACCGCCTGAACGATTGTTGTCTGAACCTTTTTGTTCAGATGCTTTTAGTTTTGCTCTAATTTCAGCTAAAGTTGCCATAATATTCTCCTATTGTTAGCCTTTATGTGCTTTTGTTTGCCTAATATCTCTTTAAGATCTACTTAAAGAAAAAGCGCATACATGTTATTGTATACGCTTTTATTTAGCATTGCAAGAGAAATCTTGCATGAAATGTGAGTATTTTACTCGTTATTAACGATGATGTACTAAACTAACTAGTCTTGCCAAATCGTCATATTGCACTGACTCTGCTGTCATTGGTTTAGGAGCTGCCGGTGCTGGTGCATTTGGAATTGGCATAGCAGTAGCCGCAGGTGCTGGTGTTGTACCAACTTGAGCTTGGGCCGCCTGACGAGTTGCATCACTAATATTTGGATTTGCACCAGGTTGCACTCCTCCTGCCGGTGCTCCTCCTGCAATTGCCGCTTTACTAGCATCTGCAAAAGATTGGCCACCTAATGATGCCGCTGGTTGAGCACCTGGAAATTGTTTCATTGCCGCTTGTGTTGCTGGCCCCATAACTCCGTCGGCTTTAATTTTGGCTCCACGTGCAATTAAATCTTGTTGAATTTTCATAACTGCTGGATCTGGTTTTGCCGCTGGTTTTGCCGCTGGTTTAGTTGCAGTTGCTGGTGCGCCTGCTGTTCCGCCACCGGTTACAGCTTGTGCTAGTTTAGCAGGATCGGTTGCATTCCATCCTTGTTGAGCACCTTGGGCAACATCGCTGGCTGCTTGTTTAATTGCGCCAGTTGCTTTATCCACCAACTGCCCTGCATTATTATAAACCCATTGCCCTGCATCTGCTACTGCACGAACTGGTGCAGTTGCGGCACCTGCGATTCCGCCAACTGCTTGGCCTAATTCGTTCCAAAATTCGTCAACTTGTTGTTCGCTTTCGACGACAGCAATATATTCTTTGAGTTTACTAACTCTGTCTAATAGTTGGCTTTCATTAATTTTTTTCATAATAAATCCTTATCTTAATCCTGCTAAATGACGAATATGTCCAAGCTCTTGCGATACTTGCTGTTCGCTAGGATCCATTCTGTCAATTAATTTTAGTACATGCTGTAAATCTTTTTCAGTAGCATTACTGAATTCACCATTTTTAAAGTCTTTAACAACTTTAGTTTTTGCACGAGTCCCGCCAATAGTAAAATTCCTAGCTTCTTTATTCCAAAAGCCACTAATACTCTTTAACATTTGGTCTACTCCGCTTGCATCTGAACCATGTTCGTATCCAAAGTCTTTTGGTTCCATACCACATTCATGAATACAATCATGTAATGTCATTTCTCTATGGCCAAAATCTAATGTTGTATCTAATTTAGCACCACATTCTTTTGCAACATGGATCGCTTTAATTAATCTTGCTTTAGGATGTGTACCTGTACTTTCTGCCATAGGAGCTGGTGGCATACCTTCTGGTGGAGGAACAGCGCCTGCTTCTGGTGGCATACCTTCTGGTGGAGGAACAGCGCCTGCTTCTGGAGGTACTGGAGGTACTGGAGGAGCACCTGCTGGAGGTACTGGAGGTACTGGAGGAGCACCTGCTGGTGGTGCAGGAGGTACTTCTTCTCCGCCTACTGGAGTTTCGTTTCCTGTGGCAGTAAGTGCTTTAGATGCAATAATCTGTTGAGCGATTTCTTTTGCATCAGGAATTTCAGGTTCGTTGGCTTTGCCAGTTGATAAATCTTGTAAGTACAATTTAATTGCAGTACCTACATCATCTTCATCTGACAATCCTTGTAAATATTCATCTGAAAATACTGGACTATCGATAATGCCTTTTAAACTTAATGCGGCATTGACACCGTCAACTCCTGGCTTTAATCCACTACTTACTAAATCTTTTAATGTGTCTAACGCCGCTGAACGACGCTCAACATCTGGACTAAACAATTCGTTATGACCTGTTTCTGCTGATTCATCTTCAACAATAGCATTCATAAAATCTTCAAGATAGCTTTCTTCAGTCTTTCTGTTTTTCTTGTGCTTCATTGCTTTGCTTAACAATTTAGTACCAGTGTCTTTCTTGTTAAACTCTTTAGCAACGCTTTGTTTCATTCCAACTTTCTTAGCAAATGCAGGATCGTGTGCGGCCGCTGCCATCAAACGTGCTTGTGGTTCGCTTACACTCTTCTCTGCTAACAAATCGTCTGGTGTTAATTCTTTAACAGCAATATTCTCGCCAACTAGGCGATAAATGTAAGGAAACGCTGTTTTTAAATCTTCGTTAAATGTACGAATTGTTAAACGATCAATCCAGTCAGTTAAAATTTCTTCTGGAATTTCTTGTGATTCGTTTGCTGTAAAACTTTCAGCAAACTGTTTATAATATGTAGGGCGTTGTAGATTATGAACTTCTTTTTTCACAGAGTCGATTCTCTCAGCTACTCGCTGATTAATATCATCCATGGCTTCTGATAATGTGTCGTTACGGCCTACATAATTTTTAAACTTACGTAGCTGTGATAGTTCTTCACTCAAGCTAGTAATATGTTGTCCAATTGGGTCGTATGGATTTCCACCGGCCTTAATATGTTCTGCTAGAGCACGGGCTCCATTAATGTGTTTGTAAGGATATTTAAAACGTTCACCTTGTGAATTTTCAACCCAGATACCTTCAACGTGCATTGTACGTCCTGCGGCAAGTTCAGTATTAATAGGTTGGCTATGTTTAATAATTAACTTTGCTTCTCCTAGATCCTGGTAACTCATACGAGCTGTACCGTACAATTTGTTTTCCATCATTGATGACTTAGGAGCCATTTTTGGTGCCGGTTGTGGTGCTACTGCTGGCTGTGGCATAACTGGTTCTTCCTTACGTTTTGCTTTAAATGCATAATCACGTTTATCTAATTGATCCTTACCTATGTTTTGAATGTCAAAATTCAATAAGCGATCCTTAGCAAAGGTTCTTAAGCCACGAATAAAATTAAATATCCCTTCATTTTGTTTGTTTGCTAGCTCACCGCTAGTTTGTACTAAAATGCCATCATCCTCATCAAGGGTAATTGAAATTGTACCCAGGGATTTTCCTGCATTTTTATATTCAAATTCAAAAAAGCGAGCCTTAGGCACGTCTTGCTTTTTGCTCAAAACAGCGGCGTTTTCATCGCCAAGTTTAATGTCAGAGAAGCGGGTTTGTATCTTTCCATACAAATCTAACGCAATTTTGTCTAAATTCGTGTTCATGTTATATTTATCAAATGCCTGTTGAAACAAATATGGGTAATGGAGGCTCAAATTCTTCGTTAGTTACCCAATCACTGGTTACACGTATGTGCTCAAACACTTCAGGATCCCATTCTGCAAGCACTTGGCTCATACGAATAGCTAACAATAGTGACGCTACCAAGTCATCATGTTGCCCTTCTTTTGCGGCAAAAGTTACGCCTTTGGCAATGTATGTTTTAAGTTCACTTAGTAAAGGACGGCTGTTAATCACCATTTTATCTTCTTCAATTAAGAATTTTACCTTTGCACAAGCGGCAATCTTAGTACCATGTGTTGTGTTAAATCCTTTACGGAATTTCTTAACGTGTCCCCTACGTGCTGGTTCGCTTAGGAAAACTCCTGGGAATGTTTCTTCACCTAAATTCTCAATAACTACTAACGCACTTTCGCCTACTGTATTATTTTCTACACTCCAATAGATGTGGTTAAATGCTTCGCCGCCTACTTCGTCTGCAATATACTTTAATATATCTCTAAGTATCTTAACCTGACCTTGAATAGGAGTAATGTTATGTTGCCACTCTGCAACCTGTATCATCTCGGGCATTTCAAATACTTCGATAGCACCAAAGTCTCCGCCTGTTCCTAAACTAGGGTCTAGTGCTACAAGATAAACCCTTCCAGGGTCAGGCTTTTTCCACCATCGAACTTGACCCATCTTCCAAGCAGGTTCGCGACCCGCCATGTCTACAAGTTTAAGACTGTTGATAAGTGTTTCGTCAAATACCAAGAACTCGCAACCGTATTCACGACGGAAACGTTCTTCGCCAATACGACCCATTTCAACTTTCTTCCATTCGTCATCGCGATCCGGATGTTCGTACCATTCAGCACGGAATCCATGGAACCCGTTGCGACCTAAGCCGTCATCTTTCTCGTTGCCGAACTCGTCAAATTTGTCTTGTGATTCTTTCCAAATAATAGCAAATTCATCTTCATCACTATTAGGTGTTGAAGTGATAATTGCTCGTCCACCAGTTGCTAGTGTTGGTGAAATTGAGGTCCAGAATTCAGTAGCGATGTTAGGTTGCACAAATGCGAACTCATCGCAATATAGTAAGGATATGGACATACCACGACCGGTGTTACCAGTAGTAGTAGCTGAAACAATTCTTGATCCGTTATCAAATTCGATACTCCCTTTATTATAGTTTACAACACCTGCACGTATGTGATCTGGACATAATTCATATCCGTAGCGTATACGTTGCATAATTTC